CTGCAAGCCTCCGGGGGCGGCGTGGGATGCTGCGGGTATGCCCCTGCAATCCCCAGAACAGGCCGTCGCCACCGCCCTACTCCAAGACCCGGCCGTGGCCCTCGCCGTGGGCGACCGGATCTACCCGGTGCTCGCCCCGGCGACCGCGGACATCCCGTTTGTGACGTGGCGGCGGCAGGCCGTACAGCGTTCGCACACGCTTTCCGGCCCGATGGGGATGCCGACGGTCGTGCTCGCGATCGACTGCTACGCGTTGACCTATGAGGCAGTAAGGGACTTGGCAGACAAGATTAGGCGCGTTCTGGATGGCTGGGGGGAGAACAAACTAGGAATAGAGGTAGAGCATGTCTCTCTCGACACCGAGAGCGACGGGTTCGTGCAACTGGCAGGCGGCGACGCCCCGCCGGTGTATAGCGTGACGATGACGTTCTCACTCATGTGGCAGGAGACATAGAAAAATGTCGATCACGACTCCCCATGCCGGTACGGGCACCGTCCTCAATGTGGGCGGCACGCAATACACCGTCACCAACATCGTCATTCAGTTCACCGATCCCACGGCAGATCAAGAGAAGATCGACGTTTCGCACCTCGGGCTCACAACCGGGGCGTCGATTATGACCCTCGACCGCCCCCTCCAGGGCTCCACGAGCGACACGGGCCGCACGATTCAGTTCGACTACCTCGGTCGCGTCATGATTGCGGACGCGTCGACCGGCACGTGCTCGATCACGGTGGCCGGAACGGCGCTCACCGGGTTCTCGTCGCTGGCCTACACGGTCAACGCTTCGACCCTCACGCTTGCCACGAACGACGCGATCCGCGGCCAGGCCACGCTTCGAGTCGCCCGCGTCTAGTCGCCGTGACGGAGGCCCGTCATGGCAACACCCTGCACGGGAGTGACGGTCACGTGGGGCGGTCAGTCACTTGAAGAGGTGACTGACATCAAGATCACCGCCGGCGGCTCTCTGCCGATCGGCCGCGACAGTGTGATTGCGCTTGACGCAGGAACTATAGAGATTGCGTGCCTCGCCACGGCGAACATCGGGCTGGCCGAACGTGGATTGAAAAAGACCCTCGCCTTCACTGGCGGCGGGCTGACGTGCTCCTCAAAAGCCATCTTTCAGACGCTCACCATGGCGGGCAAGGTGAACGACGTTGCTCGTTACAACGTCTCCTATCGCATCGTCATGGAGTAGAAGCATGGCTCTCTCGGCAGAACAGATTTTGGCGGCGGATGATCTCGGGCTCCTCGAAGTCAAGGTCAAGGAGTGGAAGGGTTCAGTGTTCATCCGCGTGATGAGCGTGGGCGAGCGCGACGCCTACGAGCGGATGTGGATCGGGAAGAAGGAGACAGGCATCGAGAACTTCCGCACCGAGTATCTGCAGCGCGTGCTCTGCGACGAGGGCGGCAAGCTCCTGTTCACGCGCGAGCAGATCGAGCAGTTGGGCAAGAAGTCGGCCGCCGTGATGAGCCGGTTGTTTGAGCGTGCGATGAAGCACAACGCGATGAGCGAGGAGGACGTGGAAGAACTGGGAAAAGGTTGAATGTCTCGCCGACGCGACAGTTCATGTTTCGGCTGGCGGGGCACTTGAAGATGACGGTGCGGGAGTTGTCCATGCGGATGGACTCCCGCGAACTATCGGAGTGGCGGGCATACACGAGGTACTACGAGGCGATCCCGGATTCATGGGCGGAGACGGGACTGCTCGCGTCACTGGCGGCGATTCAATACTCGGCACGAGGAAAGGCACCGACGGCGAAGGATTTCATCCCGTTACAAAAGCCGCCGCAGCACGAGGCCCAGGCAGCAGATGTGATACGTGATCTGGCGAAACAACTCGGGATTCTAGGGCAGTAGAAATGGCGACGATTCTCGGGCTAGCGATGAAGATTTCTGCGGACGCCACCGGCGTTCAGCAGTCGCTCACGCCCGTAGAGAGAGCGCTCGCCAAGCTCGACGATCAAGCGAAGGCGATCACGGGTTCCTTCGACCGCTTCGCAGGCTCCAGTTCCGCCGCCGCCGCCGCACAAGCGAAAGCGGCTGCCGATCTCGAGCGGCTGACGCAGCAACTTCAAGAGGGACCGATCACCGCCCCAGAGTACGCGAAGGCTTTCGAGGAACTAGGCAACGCCGTCGATGCCGAAGTTGCATCATTTGAGCGTGCCGCCCGCACGATCGAGGCGAACCGAACACCGCTTGAGCGGTATGACGCGGAAGTGCGGGTTCTCTCCCAAGACCTTGAAGCCGGGAGAATCGACCAAGAGACATTCGACAGAGCGGTCGCGAAGGCGACAGGCACATTCACGAAGGCCGAAGCGGCGGCACAGGGCTATGGCAACGCATTGAAAGGCGCGGGCAAGGGCAATCTCCAGTTCAATGAACTCTCCGGCATCCTGTCGGCCCTGCCCGGCCCGCTGGGCAACGTGGCTGGCCGTCTCTCGGGGCTATCGTCTGCCGGCGAAGGGCTGGCTCGCGTGTTTTCAGGCGGATTGGCGGGCGGGCTGACGAGCGTCGGCACGAGCGTTGCCGCCCTCGTCAATCCTTTCACCGCCGGCGTCGCTGCCGTGGCTGGACTCGGAGCCGCCGCGACGGCCATCGCGGGCGGGCTCGGGCAACTCGCTGGCAAGGTAGAAGAACTAGGATTTGCGGCCCGCCAGGCAGGCGTCGATTTTGGGACGATTCAGATTCTTGAAGAGGCGGCTACGCGGGCGAACGTGCCGGTCGAGGCTCTTGCCACTGGCATCCAGAAGTTCGGGGCGAGGCTGGCCGACGCGACGAAGGGCAGCGGCGAGACGTTCGCGGCATTGCAACAGTTGGGATTTTCACTTGCCGACATTCAGGCAGCGCAAAACGACCCGACCGCGTTCGCGGGCCGCGTGGCTGCGGCACTCGACACGATCCCCGAGCCAGCGAAGCGTGCTCAACTCCAGATCGACATTCTTGGGCGTGGTGGCGAAAGCCTCGTGCGAGCGTTCGGCGAAATTGAAGGATCAACGCTGGCAGTGCGTCGATTTGGAGGAGCGATCTCGGAACTCGACGCGCAGCGGCTGCTCGCTCTTGACGGTGCGTTTGAGAATGTGCAGCGGTCGATCCTCGGGCTTGGCCGCGAACTTCTCACGCCGTTTATCGGCGTTGCTCAATCACTGTCCGAGACCCTTGCTCCAGTGCTGACTTCATTCGGGCGAGTGCTTGGCAATATCTTTGACATCATCTCTCCGCTCACAAGCCTTTTCGGCGTGCTCGCCAACGCAGTTGGTCAAGTCACAAGCGTTGTGCTCAACGCAATTTCTGTTGCTCTTGAGCCTCTGGCTATCGCTGCTCGTGGAATCAGCCAAGCATTTGATTTCGTGAGCCAGGCAATCACGAAGACCTTCACTCAGATCAACGACGTGGTGGCTGGCGTCAAAGACTTCTTCGCGCAGATTTTTGGTGGCGTCGAATCGACGGCTCAAAAAACCGCAGCCAGCATTGAAAAAACTACAACGGCCGCTGGTGAGATGTCGGCCGAACAAAAGAAAGCCTACGAAGACGTTCAGCGTGCGATCGCGTCTGGCAATAGATCACTCGATGACGCAATCTCCAAGGCTGGCGAATTCGGGCAGGCAGGCTTCAATGCCGCCCTGGAGTTTCAGAACGCGCTCGCTGATCTTCAAGAGCAAGCCGACGCAAAAGAACTGAACGCAGAACAGTACGCTCGCGGTGTGGCGCTGGCGACGGCGGAGTTTGAAAAGCAAGTCGAGTCGCTGAAGCAAGTGCAGGAAGAGACTCGCAAGGCAGCCGAGGAAGCGCAGCGTCGCGTCGATGCGGATCGGCAAGTCTCCGACGCACTGCTGGAGCAGGCTCGCATTGCTCGTGAGTTCGGCGGTGACAACACGCGGGCGAAGGCTGCCGAAGACGCGCTCGCCGTGGAGCGTGAGATTGCACGCGTGCGCGAAGAGGTCGCTGCGGCTCTCGATGGCGGAGACGCGGAGGCGGTCACGAACGGCGAGACGCGGATCGCACAACTGGAGCGGATCAAGGCAGAACAGCAGGCGATCGCGGACGGCTCCGCCAAGGCTGCCGCCGACGAAGCCCAGCGGCTTGCCGATCAAGAGCAGCGGGTGAACGCTCTCCTGAACGCCGGTCGTGAGCAGACTCAACTTGAGCAGCGGATCGCCGACGTGCAGGGGGTGCAGGCTCGCACCGCCCAGGAGCTCGCCGCCGCACGGCTGGCTGGCAACGAAGAGGCGGCGAACGCTGCCGCCTCCCGGCTCGCTCAACTCGACCAGTTGCAGGCATCGCTCGAAGAATCGCAGCAAGCCGCCGAGCAAGGCTTCGGCGACGGCTTCGCTCAGGCATTCACAGCAGTCGATCAAAAGATCGGCGAGGTGATCAACAAGGCGGCAGAGTTTGGCAACGCCGGGGCGGAGGCGGCCCAGCGTCTACAAGAGGGCATCGCCCGTGCCCAGGAGCAGGCCCGAGCGGGCATCCTCAACAAAGAGGCGTTTGACGCGGAGGTCGCCCGGCAGCAAGAGGTGTTCAACAAGGAAGTCGCTAACCTCGAAAAGACCGACCGGCTGCGGAAGCAGAAGATCGAAGAGAACGCCAGGCTTCGCGAGCAGGCTGAGGCCCAGGCAGTCAAGCAGGCGGAAGAGGCTGTCAAGCAACAGCAACAGTTAATTCAGCAGCAGCAGGCTGAATATGCGAAGCAGCAACAAGCAGTTGCGGCAGAGCAGGCCCGCTTTGCGGAGGAGCGCCGCAAGGCAGAAGAAGCCGAATTCAACCGTCAGTCCGACCGCATTCGCGAGCTCAATACCCTCGGCTCTAGCACAGTAAACACGGCCGACATCCGTACCCAGGAGGGGCAGGACATCGTCCTCGGCCTTGCGGCGAACGC